TGAAATACGGCAGTTCAGAGGTTGACCCTGACCCAGTGGTGGCTTTGTTGAAGCTGAGAAACGAAATCTATGCGTTGAACCGCAATACGATTGAGGTGTTCGATAACGTGGGTGGGGAGTTGTTTCCATTTGCACGAATTGATGGCGCACAGATACAAAAGGGCGTTGTCGGTACATTTGCTTGCTGTGTATTCATTGAGCGCATTGCGTTTTTGGGAAGTGGAAGAAACGAAGCCCCAAGCATTTATGTCGGGGCAACCGCCGTTGCTCAAAAAATAAGCACACAGGAAATCGACAACTTATTATTGGAATACACCGAGGCTCAGTTGGCATTGGTCAAGCTGGAGGCGAGGAACGACAAAAATCATGAGCACCTCTATGTCCACTTGCCTGACCGCACCGTGGTTTATGATTCATCCGCATCTGAGGCTTTACAGACCCCTGTTTGGTTTACCCTTACAACAGCATTGGTTGGGTTTGCACAATACAGAGCTAGAAACATGGTTTGGGTATACGACAAGTGGATGGTGGGAGACCCGCAAAGTTCAAATATTGGCTACTTGGTGCAGGACATTGGGCATCATTGGGGACAGCAAGTGCGCTGGGAGTTTGGCACATTGATTGTTTACAACGAGAGTAACGGTGCAATCTTTAACGAGATGGAACTTGTTAGTCTCACGGGTAGCGTTACATTGGGAGATAACCCACAAATAAGCACAAGTTACTCGCTAGATGGGCAGAGTTATTCACAAGAAAAGTTTATCGCGGTCGGAACGATTGGCAATCGCAAGAAGCGTCTTGCTTGGTTTCAACAAGGTCACATGAGGAACTGGCGCATACAGCGTTTCCGTGGGGATAGTGATGCTCATGTGTCTTATGTGCGCCTTGAGGCACAGATTGAAGCATTGGCGTATTGATGGCAACCGCACCAGTTTCTCGTAAGCTGAATCTGACCCGTGATCAACTCGCGGCATTCCTGACTGACCAACAACAGATTAGGCAGTTTGAGTTATTGTTTTCTACTGTCGATGAGTTACAAGTCATCACAGGAACGGATTTTCAGTTTCAGGCCGACACCGCAGCCGCCACAGCAAACAGCGCATTAGCCCAGCTTGCGGCACTGGCTCAAGAATCAGCCATCAATGCGGCGCTTGCTGAAAACAAAGCAAATCAGGCGCTGGCGTTGGTGGACAAGCTGAATAAATCGGTTGATGGCTTGCAGATGACCCCACCGCCACGGGAGTTCAAAAGGGCAAGATATGGGTCGTTTTACGATACAACCACCCAGACAGCGACAGTTATCAACACAGCCACTGCCATCACATTCAACACCACCGACTTGAGCAATGGGGTATTTATTGGCAGTCCAACATCAAGAATCATTGTGGACAGCGAGGGCATATACAACTTTGACACATCGTTTCAGTTGGATAAGACCGCAGGCGGTACAGCAATATTTGATTTTTGGTTTCGCCTTAACGGTGTCGATGTGCCAGACAGTTGCAGTCGAATCAGAATTCAGGGTGATAACGCTGAGATTTTTTCATCGCTGAATTATTTTTTTGACTTGAAAGCCAACGATTATGTTGAACTGATTTTTTCGGTTACCGACCTAAGTGTTGAAGTTACCGCATTTGCTGCTTCTGCCCCACATCCAGGCATTCCGTCCATAATTCTCACAGTTAACAACAATATCGGAGGTGTCCAGTGACAGTAACAGTAAAAGTGCTTATCCCTGCAAAACAAGCAGAAAACACACAAACCACCCAATACACGGCAACAAATGCCAAGGCGATTATTGACAAGTTCACGGTGACCAACACCAGCGCAAGCAACGTGACATTCAGTTGTAACTTGGTGACCAGTGGCGGTTCGGCAGGCGCATCGAACCTGATTATTGATACACGCACCATCGTGCCTGATGAAACCTACACTTGCCCAGAGCTGGTGGGTCAGGCACTCGATGTAGGTGGGTTTATTTCCACAATCGCAGGGGCTGGAACATCCCTGACCATCCGAGCATCAGGCAGAGAAATTACTTAAGGAGTACAGCATGAAAGAATTTATGGTTATCCCACGGGGCTTTAATGGCTTGCCGATGGAAGAGGAGTTTTTGACCAACGCAGAGAATAAAAAGAACTATGCTGTTGCGGTTGCTGACTGGAACTATGGTCCTGAAATGCCAACGAATGAAGCTGGCGCAAATAAGGAGTTCTACGCAGGACTGGCAGAGGCGATGCAATGCGATGAAAAAGACGCAAGACGCAAGCATTGCTCAAACTGCGAGTATTACGACAACAGCTTTATGACTCAAGTCAGAATTGAGCGCATCCCGATGGCGGCTTATGACAAGGGCGCAGGGTTCAGGGGTCATTGTGAGCAGTTGAACTTCATCTGTAATGATATGCGGGTTTGTCAGGCTTGGGAAGACCGCGAGTATGAGGATTGACCTTTTGCCAATTTGTGCGAAAATTCAGTCGCTGAGTTCTGGCATCCAGCGGCCTGCCCTGTATAGGAGTTGTGCATGACCGATGGATTGCGAGAGAACCTGACTAAGGTTTTTATGCTGCCCCAATCAACCGTTGAGTGGCTGATGATGGTCTTTGACGCAATCCAAGTTTTTGATGACTTTGCAGATGGTGACCAAGTAGAGCGTAAAGACTTAAATGCGACCATTTGGAACACGCTGGTGGGTATGCACCAGAACGCATTTTTTATCGCCAACAGCGCCCATTTAACGCCTTTGCTGGCAACAATGATTCTCAAGTGGCAAGCCTCGGACACGGCAGAACGCAATAAACAAGCAGATGCCAAGTCGTTCATGTGGCGAGCTGGGTATTACGACTTGATTTTGATGGCTGTCTCGCTGGTGCATGGGGCTGGTTTTGCCACTGTGCATGGTCATCATGTGATGGCTTTGTATGCCGAGACTTTTGAAGATTACATGAAGGAGTTTGGCGATGCCTGATCCAACCACAGCCCTAGTCGTAGGTGGAAGCCAACTTGTTGGTTCTTATATGGGAGCGCAAGCCGCAGGCGAAGCGGCGGGTATACAAGCAGCGGCGGCAGAAAAAGGAATTGCGGAACAGCGTAGGCAGTTTGATGCGTTGCAAGCCTTGTTAAAACCTTACACCGAAGCTGGTTTGCCTGCCTTGGAAGCACAGCAAGCGTTTCTAGGTCTTAGAGGGCCAGAGGCAGAACGAGCCGCTATCGAGCGCATTAGTGGCGGTGAGCGTTTTCAAGAACTTACACGCCAAGGCGAGGAAGCCTTACTGCAACGAGCGTCAGCTACGGGTGGTTTGCGTGGTGGAAATATTCAAGCCGCACTTGGTCAATTTAGGCCACAAGTGTTGAATCAACTTATTGAAGAACAGTATGGTCGCTTGGGTGGAATGACCACTCTAGGTCAACGTTCTGCCGCAGGCGTTGGTGCGGCTGGCATGGAAACGGGTACAAACGTGGCAAACTTGCTTGGGAATATTGGCGCGGCACAAGCTGGCGGTGCATTAGGCGAAGCAAAGGCTTATGGTTCACTATTCAACTTGCCTGCTCAAGTGTTGGGTTTTCAATATGCGGCTAACGCTGGCAGGGGTGGAACACCCACTCAAGTCGGGTTTCAGTTTTAAGGGATAAGAAATGGCAACCATAAACCCATTGATGCGCCCGATTGATTACGCAGTAGAAGTCCAAAGCCCTTTTGAGGCGGCTTTGGGCGGTTTTAAACTTGGTTCTACTGTTGCAGAAGTGCAAGCACAAGCACAGTCACGCGAACAAGCAATGAATGCACAAAAAGAATTGCAAAGATTGTTTCAAAACCCAAATGCAACAAGTGCAGACTATGCACGAGTAACTGCATTTTTACCAAAAGACCAAGCTGAGAGTGTTCGCAAATCATTTGAAATGATGACTGGTGAACAGCAACAAACTAGACTTTCACAATCTGGTCAAGTCTACGCTGCCATGAAATCTGGACAACCTGATATTGCAAAGAACTTGCTTAGAGAACAGGCAGATGCATATCGCAATTCAGGTCGTGAATCAGAAGCAAAAGCCACAGAAACATATCTGCAACTGATTGATATGAATCCCACTGGTGCACAAACAACCATTGGATTGATGATGGCGCAGTTGCCTGGTGGCAAACAATATTTAGAAAATGTTGATAAAACACTTTCTACAACTAGAGAAGAGGCAAAAGCACCATTTGAATTGGTGAAACTAACTTCTGAATCCATTATCAAAGAACAGGAAGCCAAGTTTGCACCTGAAAAACTTTTGGCTGACTTGAATTTGACAAAGGAACAGATCAACCAAGCAAAAGCGGCGGCAGCAAATTCACGTGCATCAGCCGCTAAATCTGGCGCAGAGGCAAGACGTGCAGAGGCAGAAGCAAACCAAATCCTCAGTGGCATCGTACCGCAAGAAAAACGCCCAGAGTTGGAGACTAAATTCCGCAAAGAATATAACGACCAGACCAAGCCATATCAGGAAGTCAAGTCGGCTTATGGTCGCGTTCTTTCGTCAGAAGATACCGCAGTGGGTGACTTATCGTTGATTTTTGGATACATGAAAATGCTCGACCCTGGCTCTGTGGTGCGAGAAGGTGAATTTGCCACTGCTCAAAACGCTGCTGGAGTACCAGAGCGCATCTTGAATGTCTATAACAAAGTGATAACTGGTCAACGTCTCAGCCCATCACAACGCGATTCTTTTAAAGGTCAAGCCAAAGGGTTATATAGCAGTGCATTGGAAGGCGAGAAGACAGTCCGCACAGGTTTAGAGCGTATTTCTAAAGGATATGGACTAAACCCAGACAATATTTTCTACTCGGCA